GGGGTATTCTGGCTGAAGTGAAACGGTTGCCATTATAATACGGGAGATCAACTTCAATTGTGTCATTGATTCCAATATTAGTAGTGGCTGCGCCGCCAGCGGAGAAGGAGCCGTTGGCGTAAGTAAGCCTTTTTGTAGCTTGTTCTTGTGTTGTCCAATTCGAATCACTTTCCGTGTATCTAGGAAGTGAAGAATATCCAAGTCGGGTAACACTAGGATTTGAGTCTACATTACCACCAAATAAGTATTTCGTTCTGGTGGCTCCTCTCCAAGCTGCGTAACAGGGCATAAACCACTGAGCGTAGGTTGGAATGGTAATGTTGCATGGCGCTGTTCCTTCTGTATCGATCCCATTGGGATCGAAACCAGGCCATAAACCTAATCCTTTATCTCTAATCTTCAGGATTTGACTAGTAAAACCGTTGTTGTATGAACGTGCGTCTGTTCTGTGCAGGACGTACCTGCGATTCAATTCGCGAATGGATTTAGGTGATTCTCCAAAAAATACGTTCATAGTTTGATCTGCTATTGCTGATGTTGCTGCAATAGGCACGATGGGTTCGGGGTTTGTTGGTACATCTGTCGCTCCTTCGGATGTACCAGCGATTGCTGATGCGTCAACAGTTCCTGATTGTGGGGTGTATGCCACAGGGGTTGCCCAGAGATTAAATTTCTTCATCTTATCTGGGGATGGTTCGCCAAATTTCATATCATCACATGCTGAAACAAATACATTGAAACTAATATTTGTATCTAGTGCTGGTGAAACTAAGCTATTCACCACAGCCACTTCAAGAACGCCATTATATCTATTGACGGTGTCATTGGTAAAGCGTGTAGCTGCGGAAAATACATTAGTGCCTGTTGACATCTCACTGCAACTTAAGAAGGGGTTGGATTGACCCCATCCTACGACAATTTCAAAATCATCACACACAGCCAAGTCAATAACACGACTGTAAACAGTGTTGTATTGTATCGTTGATGAATGTGCTCTAGGATCCCATCTGATTAGAATCTTACCTTTGTGAAAGTTAGATTTTACAGCTTGGAACCTATATTTGATAGAACCTTGCCATTTTTCGAAGACAGTTGACATCATCGCCATAGGTGTGG